CTCACTTTCCTTGGTAGTTACATTTGTCATTTGGGTTATTAACTCTAAAATCAGTGGATGATGCGGTTTTGCTAAGACAATTGCATTATTTGTTTGTCCTATTAAATTTCCAGGAAATGCCGAGAGACTCACAATGAGTTCCGCTGTATCAATCTTCGGAGTTGTATCAATCGCTTTCAGGGATTTCATGTCGGTGTCCACGGACACTCCACCATATATATATAGGACGACAAGTCGACCAAAATCTACCTTTTGAACAAGATAAGGTAATGAATTAAAGCGTGCGAGCACGGCAGGAAAAAGTTTTCTACACTCTTCACGAAGTGTCTTTTCATCCCAAACCATGTGTGTGTATCCAGGATTTAGTGCGTGAAGACCATTCACATTTCCTTTAAATTTTGGCGGCAGCGATTTCCAACCCTGTAGCCAAATTTGGTGTGTTATTTTAGGGATTGTTCGTCCCTCCATCCTATTTAGTTGTCTTGAAAAAATCAGTAAATACATGATAATCACCGTCATAAACTAAATATGTAATCACAACGGCAAGAATCACGTCAACTGTATAATGGGAACGTGTCAAGATAATCATTGCCATATTGAGTAAGTTAATAAAGTAAAAGAATGCGGGACTTATGATTCCCTGTCTCCAAAAAATCAGTGTAGCGAGTAAGACAAATGCGGTGTGTCCACTAAAGACCTTATCATAGCAATTACCCTTAAAATAATGGACCCATCCCATTGCCGTATCGCACTTTTCATGCTTAGGAAGAATAGTTGCTATGGTTGTAATGGCACGAACCACCATAATCAATAGAAATTTTGCGCCAAACTCTTTGACAATCGGAAGCGCATTCGGAATAAAAAAGAAGCTAAGTGCAGTCAAACTTATAATAATATCATTATAAGCTTTGTAGCCGTGAAGATCAGGAACAGTTGTATGAAGTAAATCAAAGATTTTACCTTTTTGGTCTGACTTATAGAACTCATCACCGAGTACTTGAACAAAATAGTTTGATGCGAAGACCAAGACTAATAAAAATCCGACCCAGAGTGTGTCTCTCATCCTACTCTTAGTTAATAATGTAGAGAACTGCTAACCTCATTAAAGTATAGTTCATAGACTAGATTTAAATCTAACACTAGAATATAAACAATGTCTGGCTGGTTAAGGAATAAGTTAAGTACGGCGGCAGCGGTGGTTACAGGCATGGGAATGCAGCCTGTTTTATTTGATGCAGAAAAGGGTATGCTTGTTGTAAAGGTTCAAGTAGCAGGCGCGGCGAATTTCCAAGCGATTGGACCCGATGGACCTGGTCTTAAAAAGGATTATGATGATAAATATAGAAACCGCGTCACATCAATGGCTGGCTACGCTGGACAGAAAGTGGCTGCTTCCGGTGCTGCTGCAGGTAGATATGGTGCGTCCGTGGGCAGGGCACTCGCTGGTTATAGTGGTGGTCGCTCGCGTCGCAATCGCCGCAATCGCCGTGACCCTACTCGTCGCAATCGCCGCAATTAGTTTCCGAACAGCAGTGCTGAACGACCCTTTTCAAACTCTAGTGCCGCCCATGTTTCTACATAAACATCTAAAAAGGTATTGGGTGTCCCGGGTAAAGAAGCAAGTGTAATCAAAAGTGTCGGTCGATCCGCCGTGGTAAAGTTAATGGAGCCCTCCAATTGCCGAGCAAATGGAGCATTCCGTCCCACAAGATCTCCCAGAGACCAGTTCATAAATGATAAGCTGTATCCCGAATCCCGCTCCTCTTTAGCATGCTGTACGAGTTCATGCCATACGAGTGAACTCCATGACGTCTCTCTATCACGACCCGCAATAATTAGCGCCAGCGCAGTATAGGCATTACTCGTATAGCTCCAACGTTGATTCGCATGTAATGCCATTTCTGTACGAAAGCTCATGACGCTACGAACTGCTGGATGTTCGCCATCTAGACGCCGTGATATAAAGGCTGTTCCTCCACGTGACAACGGAGCATAATCAATCTGTCCCTGTGTGAAATTATTCTCATAATGACGCTCAAATGGCACAGTTAAGACACTTGTACGCAGCATATCTTGTGTTTCACGGTTCGTATAGATATGACGTGTTTCAAGCTGAATCACAGGTGATGGAATATCAAGACGTCCGATTGTAGTAAAGGCTGTTACTCCTAGACTTGTTCGTATCTGAAATTCTTTACTCCAAGGCGTCGGCTTTGCTCGTCCATCCGATGCTTCCACAAGGTCCTCCAGTTTTCGTAGAACACACCTCACACGAAATGCCTGCTCTGTAGCACAAATACGTGGGAATCCACCATCATCCGCAGTTTGACATCCTACAAGTGGTAAAGCGAGTCGTAGACGACCAGGTGTCGCATTTCGTTGAATCGCTAGGTCTGAGCCATCATGAACTCCTGTTACAGCATTCTCCAGAAAGGCTGAACCGAGTGAGCCACGACTACGAGTGATTGCAAAGAGTTCATCTCCACTCCATTCCTGTAAAAGGAGTCGGTCCTGAAAAAACTGAATCTTTTCAAAGAGAAAATACCCAATACCGCGTGTATATCCATAGGAGACTCCTGATAGGTCAGTAATGAGCGAACTACCATTAAGAGCAGCCTGTGCTTCAGGAAGCCATGTAGGAAGGTCTATCACCAGTGTCGGCTCAATGACAACATCTCCTGCAATTTCAAATTGAAATTCAATTGAGCGACCAAACTCAGTGGCTTGAAGGGGCGGAATACGACGAAGTTCGTGAATGAGTGCTGGCTGCGGCTCATATCGATTATCATATGGAAAAAGCGCAGTCGCATCATCTGAGATAAAATAGACATCCTTGTTGCCTCGTGAAATGAGTTCATAAAGGGGTCCTTCACTTGTTACATTACCCGCATTCATCAGCGACTCTTGTCTATGATGAATGAGTTTTTCTATTAAGGATTCACGCGTCTGCCTCTGCCTCTGCCTCTTCGACAGGTGCAAGCAGTTTTAATGTCGCCGCCCTTTCAACACGCTTGGGTAGGTCAATCACTGCCTTTCGCCCATATCGCGCAAACCAGAATTCATGAGTTGCCTCCTCACCATCCTTAATCCAGGTATCTAAGAATACCTTGGCCTGTTTATAGCCGGGGTCAGATACGACTATACCAAGTTCTTTTAGTTTCATTAAAAGCGTTACTGCTTCTTGTACACGCTCCGCCTTTGTCTTATACATCACCATACTAGCCCTACTGAGCATTCGTTGTATAGACATTTACCGTACTTAAATAAAATCGTCCTTGCGCAATCAGGTCGCGTTGCTCATAATCTGAATACTTGTATATCGCAGTTGTCAATGTACTAAGCGGAGTCGTATTTCCATAACCTCTCTGCGGTGTTAGCACCTGAGCCTGATAGTTAATCCACTGAGTACCAGACTGTATATTTTTGATGTATTGGCTGAAGTCCATGCGTTCTATCTAAAAGCCTGAAATTCAGTTATCTAGAAAGAACAAATGTGTGGCATCTTTGCCTGCATTGGTAAACAATGTCCGGACATTGAGGAATGTGTTGCCAAGCTGAAGAATCGTGGACCTGAAACAACTGCGATTCTTAAAAAGTCGTGTGGCACATTCGGTTTTACTCGTCTCGCAATTAATGGTTTGAATCCGAAGGGGATGCAGCCGTTTACCCGAAACGGAATTACATGGATTTGTAATGGAGAAATCTATAATGCAAAGGCACTCTCCAAAGAATATGGTATTTCTATGCCCTCGGGTTCAGATTGTGAGGTTCTTGGTCCACTCTATGAGGCTCATCGAGAGTCACCTGAAGCATTTTTTCGCTCTCTTGATGGTGTATTTGCGATTATTCTTTATGATGAGGCAAATGACCTCTTACTCTGGGGTCGGGACCCTTATGGAGTTCGTCCACTTTTTGCCGCATGGCCATCAAGTAAAGACGTTAGTCTATCAGGAATAAAGGACTTTAGTGCGCTTACATTAAAACTCAATATGTATGGCTATTCTACAAATAGTCTTGTACTTGCAAGTGAGCGTAAAGCTGTACCTTCCTCTCATAAAAATGTCATGCAATTCACTCCAGGTCACTGGGGTTCTGTAAAGGGTTCCGATGCGTCTAACTTTTACATGGCACAGTATCATCAGAGTCCTTGGTTGAAAAATCCATCTTATAGCCCTGTAAGTCCCGATGGTCTAGTCCTTGCGACTGGAGCCGTTCGTTTTGCTGTTGAAGAAGCCGTAAAGAAGCGTCTTATGACAGAGAGACCGTGTGCTGCCTTGCTAAGTGGAGGTATTGATAGTAGTCTAATCGCAGCACTTGTACAGAAGAATCTAAAGGCTTTGGGGCTCCCACCATTAAAGACTTTCAGTATCGGTATGCCTGGTAGTACAGACCTTTTTTATGCAAAA